AGTAAGGACCAACCGACCCATAAGTAGACCAATCATTCTTTTCAGGGATCTCCTGTAAGAATTGCTTCAGGTAACCAAACTCATCCTCAACGCGGAAGATAAAGTTAGGGTTGAGAATCTTAATGCGCTGAATACCACGCTTAATGTTGTTAAGGTCAACAATCGTCTCAAGGAAGATGTCACCATATTTAACAACGTTTCTAGAGATGTCCCAAAGGTAGCGAGTCATGTTAACTTGCTCAAACATGTTCTCAACCTCAGACTTAGTCATCTCATCGTCAGTAACAATATCCCATGCTGTGCCGTCAATGTTCTCCTGCGTGCAGTCATCGCTATAAATGTCGAATGCGGACGAGATCTCCGGGTATCCATCCATATCCTCATATTCTTTGTATCGCTTCTTGCGATCAAACTCAATTTGAGGCAGGATTGGGTAGTAAGTTCTCTTGTGACCAAACTCCGAAGGAACCTTAATAATATCCTTCGACTGAATAGTGTCGCCTTGAAGTGGACGAGGTGGATCAATGCTTCTTTTGGTAACAGGATCTTGGATCTTGTAATCAGGGTGATCCTCAACTTCGCGAGAGAAGAACTTCTTAAAGAATCTCCCTATGAGCCCGTAGGGCTTGTTATACGGTTGCATCGGGTCTGCAAACTGCGTATATCCTTCACCACCTTCTCTTAATTTCTTAGCAGCCATTCAAGTTTCTCTTCTGTTAGACCTTGCGTAGATGTCTTCAACTTATATGTATGAGCGTTACGGATGGCTGGTGGGATATAAGTATCATCTTCTGCCTTTTCTATGTAAGCATTGCCTCTTAAGTTATTAAAAATGTTAATAGCAGCAGCAAAGGACATAATTAAATCGTCATGACAGTTAGTATCAGGCTTAACCTTACCCGTCTCTGGGTCAATAATGAAAGTTAAAAGCTCGTTGACCAGTCTGTCCGAACTAATTAAAACTTTACCTGACCTAATATTATGTTCGAGATCGGCTAATAAAGTCTCTTTATTTTTCTGTGTAATCATAATTCCGATCTCTCGTTTGTCGTCCATCACCAGATTCTCATACTCAAACTCCTGCTGAAGGAAGTAAATTAAGTTGTTGCCGATTCCATTCCGCTCAGGACACACAAATGCAGTGTTGTAAAGTCTAGCCTCATCTGCTATGATTTTAGCAAACTCATTGATAGGCGTCCTGTTGGAGTAGAACTCAGCCACCTGTTTACCATTATAGATGTCGATGATGTGGAAAGCTGAGTAATCACGTTCACGACCAATTGACGGGTCAGCAGCTAAGACATATTCGTGGTTAGGTTGTGGATCCTCCCAAATACGCATACGGTTGTTATATTTGATCCAGTAATCCTTGTTGCAGTTCTCTTTAAGGTTACGAAGGATCTCACCTTCAATGTAGGTCTCACCTGTGCCTAAGAAGCTAGCCTCATATTCCTGTAGCCACTCTTTGTAACTGTGTTTGCGGCGAGTTTGCTCTTCCCACTTGTCCACATTGATTGGAGGGTTGCAAGATTCCATTTGCTCATAGAGCCACTCAAACCCTTGGTGCCTTTTATATTCTGGGTGCTCTTGCCATTTAATATCAATGGGGTGGAATCCGTTGTCACCCTCCATCGCCTGCGTATACATCTTGTGGAACCAGTTACCAATACCATTAACCGTAGACAGACACACCACACGGCCACCAGTGGACGTTGTAGGGCCTACAGCAGCCCAAATCGTATCAATGTGCTCAATGAATGCCGCCTCGTCTAAGATGAGCAGAGAGGCCGAAATAGAGCGTCCAGACTGTTTACCTGAAGCCTTGGACTGAATAGATGATCCATTTTCAAATGACAGCGTGTGGTCATTGTCTCTGGTCGTCTTAGGCTTCATCCAGAACGGTAACTCTTCATACATGATCTTGATACGAGAGATAACTTCTTTTGCTTCTGCATCACCCTTGGACAATACAGCAACTCTCTTGTTTGTACCAAAGATGCAAAAATGTAATGCATAAGCTGCCATCAATGTTGTGCAGCCAGCTTGTCTAAACTTACGAAGGATAGTTAGTCGATAGTCTTGGAACTCATCAAGGATACGCGACTGGAAGGGGTAAAGTTTAAAGTTTACCATTCCACGCATTGGGTGAACGACCTTGATGTAATTGTTTGTAAAATATTCGCAACTACGAGAACATTTCTTAAATTCCTCTGCGATGTGCTCCAGGTCTTCGCTATTATTATTCATGATATATTTTTCTGTTTGTAGTAGAACAGGTAAACAACCTAACTCTTTAGCTAAACTTATTAACTATTCTAACCGTAATGAGTTTACTAGAATTAATATTACTTATGATGCTCCTTCTATTTATGAAGGTCATAAGAAGAATATAGAGTTTTTTAAGACCTTAAATATGGAAGATAATGATATTATAGTTTTGTGTCATGATGACATTGATATCATTTCTAACCAAGAAGATCTTCTTAAATATTTAGAAGTCACCAGAAAGCCTAATGTTGGTTTTGTAGGTATCGCTGGAAGCACCTACCTACCTCATGATGGCGCTTGGTGGAATGCTAGAGGTACAAATGATGCTCGTGGGTTTGTATTCCAAGGACAGAAAGCAGAGACCATGATGCCTAATTACTTTGGTAAGTCTGGTCAGGTAGTGGTTCTTGATGGTTGTTTTCTTGCTATCACCTATGGAAATCTTAAGAAGATTGGTATTGACGAGCCAGAATACCTTGAGACTGGATGGGACTTCTACGACATCCACATGACCTACAAAGCACATTTAGATGGTTTTTCCAACTATGTTGTACCTATAATTACTATGCATGAGTCTCCAGGTCAGATGCGAGAAGGTTGGTATACAGCAAAAGAAAAGTTCATGAGGCATCACGCATCAACGATCAGGTACTCAAAGCTACCTACAGATAAGACACACGGATTACCCTAATGGAATACTTAGTAAGCGTTTTAGTTTGGATGTTGGCAGTCTACGGTATGACCACCATCATTGTCAGTTCTACTATCATGGAGCCTGTTCGCAATCTCATTACTGCTTGGGTTCCTCCTCTTGGAAAGCTAGTTAACTGTATGCTTTGCACAGCTTTCTGGGCAGGGGTATTCTGGGGTATGTTATATTGGAATCCTTTCTCTAAAGCAGAGGGTAATATGTTCCTGCACGCCCTATTTGCAGGCTGCTTTGGATCTGCTACTACTTGGTTGATCTACCTCAAGTTCTTCCCTTTAATGCAGGGTAAGTGAGGCTAGTCAACAACCACCAGTACAGTTTGTGACGGGACGGATACCAAACTTAAGTTTAAGTAACATATTAATACACTCTTATATAGGTGTTACCGAAATCTATTGTTACGTCTGTTGTAGCTGCTATAAACTCGTATGCTCCTAAAGTAAATGGTGAAGTTCCTCTACTTGTATTCGTAACATCCACTGAAGGCATTGTAGAATTGCTAACGAAATCAATCCCTAGAGAGCCTTCTACTTGTCTGTAATCTCTTTCTCTTGAATTCTGGTTATCTTCAACAAAAGAGACTGTACCATCAACTGCACTTCCATCATAAGTATAAGTAGTATTGTAATTTATATTACTAGATGTGTATGTCGGATTAATACAGGTTGGTGTACTTTCTCCGAATGTATTCTTAACAGTTGTTTCAGATTGATTAATTGTTGAGTCATAAAGATTAACATATTTTGTCGCACTCGCGAAATAATTCGTAAAATCACTCTGACGTACAAGATTCTGATCCCATATAGTACCACTAACATTTAGTCTAAAAATAGAATCCTTGGCAGAGTCTGGTATTTGACTAGCCATTCTTATTCCAGCATTGACAGTAGAAATAGTTCCCGAAGTGAGTTGTTGATGAGTAACTCCAATCAAGTTTATTTCAATCTCACATTGTTGTAGGGGATTTGTTGGAAAGTATACAAAAGGATTGTAACTGCCTTGCTCTATAACACAATTTATAAGATTAAGTGTGTTCTTACCTATAGCTGACACCTCTCCTGTGGAGGGGTCCACACTTTCAAATCCTACGTAGTTAGTGAAAAATGTATTAGGGACGCCTGTTAAATTAGTGGCATGTGTAAACATACACCTTTCAAAAGTTAAAGTTCTTTGATATTGACCTGAGTAGCCTGAAGTAGAGTTAAATTGATTAAAGAACATACTTCGATTAGTACTGGTGCCTGAGTATATTAAATCTCTAAACGTTATGTTTACGTTCTGATCTCCAAAAGAATACCAACTAAGATTAGCGGTTACTGTAAAACTAGCTCCCGCACTTGTTCCTCGATCTGCGCTAGTCCAATACCCTTCATGGGAATCTTCTCCCCTAACAATAATGTCAAAGTCTGTAGTGGAATTCCACGGAGGAAATGTCGAATGAAAATAATGAGGTGGTCCG